GGCGCGCATCGCGACCGCCCGTCGGACGTTGTCGGGGATCCCTTCGTGGCCGTACTCGAAGAACACGTAGGCGGCGTTCGCGAACGACTCCACGACTGGCTCGCCGTCCTCGTCGAGGAAGTGCTCCGCTTTGAGGTACAGCTCCGACCAGCCGCCGTTGTTCACCCGCAGGTAGTAGTCGTCGCCGAGCGCGTCCGGGAACGACCCGCCGTCGTACTCGTCGCTGGCGACCCAGTCGTCGTAGCCGTCGCCGGTCGCGACCAGCAGCTGCGTCACGCTCTCGGCGTCACGTCGCGCCAGCCGAATCTTGGTGTACCCCTGCTGGTAGGTCTTCGGCGTCACGGGCTCGCCGACCAGGTGCGCCCCACCGGTCGGGATGTCCTCCTCGTCGTCGCGGGTCTTCGGCTCGGTCGGGATCAGCCCCTGCGGGTCGTCGTCGACGCCGTCGGGCTCGTACCAGTGGCGCTTGAACTCCTTCTCGAGCGTCTCGGTCTGGGAGGCGATCGCTTTGACGACCACGTCGTTGTTGCCTTCTCCGAGCGCCCCAGAGAAGTCGGTTTCCTGGAGCGCGTGGCGGACGTCCGTGACGGTACAGTACCCGACAGGCATGACGGGTTACCCCGCTATCTCTGCGCGGCGCTCGCCGACGGCGTCCTGGACGGTCGTCGCGGACTCTGCCCCAGCGATCGCGTCCAGGTGCTCGTCGTGCTCGCCGTCGCGGACTTGCTCCGCGCGCTCCTGGTAATGGTGCTCGTCGATCCATGCGTCGACGTCGAAGCCCTCGCTCTCGGTCGGCCCCTCATCGTTCTCGGGGGCACCCTCGGTGTCGTCCTCGGCGTCCGGACGTGTCTCATCGACGCGACCGAACGCGTCCATCTCGCAGAGGTAGTCGGCGAGGTCTTCGTCGACCTCGACGATGTCACCTTCCTCGAACTGGTGGCCGCTCGTTCGGTATCGCCCACTGCCGCTGTAGTGAACTCGAGGCATTCAGATCACTCCGCGATGCCGGTGATCACGACGGCGGCCTCGGGTGCCTCCACGGCGAAGTCGTCACGAACCCGCATGAAGTAGCGGGCGAAGAGGTCGTTCTCCGCGACCTTGTCCGTGTCCGTCAGCACACGGATCTCGACGTCGTCGTAGAGCCCGTAGATGAAGTTCTGCGGGTGCGTGAACACCGCGGTGTCCGTCGGCCAGTTGGCGACGCCGACGACGTCGTAGTCGAACGGCGTGGCCTCATCGTCGCCCATCAGGACGGCCGCGCCCAGCGGGTCGTTCCGCTCGGCGAGGTCGTTGTGGTAGTTCTGGAGCTGGTCGAGGTTCATGTAGAACCGCGGGTCGGTCCGCCCCGAGCGCAGGTACTTGTTCGGCATCGCCAGGATGGACGAGTTGAACAGCGACGTGTTGACCGGCTGTGGGGTGCCGCCACCGTCCGTGTGATCGTAGGTGTTGACGTCGCCGTCGTTCTGGAGGATCTTCAGCCAGCCGTCGTTCTGGTTGAGGAACGCGTCGCCGGCTGCCTCGTCGCCGTTGATGGCGAGGTCCTGCGTGTCGATCGCGAACTGCCGCGCCAGCATGTCGAGGATGATCTCGTCGACGTTGTCGACGGTGTCGTCGACAGCCTCGCGCGTCAGGTCGTAGGAGATGGTCGCCTTCTCGACGTCCATCTGGACCTGCGAGGTGTTCACCGTCGCGTCGCCGGCGTCACCCTCGCCCTCGTCAGCGCCGCGCCGCTGTCGCTCGCCGACGGAGATCTTCGGGAGCGCCATCTTCTGGCGCGGGAGGTCCTCGGTGCGACCGTCCTCGAGCATCGTGGCGGTGTCCTGGACCGCCTGGTAGAACTGCTCAAAAAGGTCGCGGGGCAGCACCCCGCCCGCGACGTCGGTCGTGTCGAACTTGTCCGCAGCGTTCTGGTTGGCCGAGCGCGTCCGATCGAGCGTGTCAGTCGTGTCAGTGGAACTCATCAGTTACCACCCGCCTTCCGCGGGTCGAGGGTGAAGCCGCTGTTCTTGCTGCCGTTCTCGTCGGCGCCCTTCTCCGTCCCGCCGAGCTGCTGGCTCTCCGTGGCGCCGGTCTGCTTGGAGATGTTGTCGATCCGCTCGGCGTTCTTCTCCTGGTTCTCCTTCAGTCGCTTCGCCCACTCCGGGGCCTCCTCGAACGGATCGTCGTCACCGGCGCCGGCGTCCTTCTCCTCGAGCGCCTCGTCGATCCGCTTGCTGTTCTCCTGCTGTCCGTCCCGCAGCTCCTTCGCCCACTCCGGGGCGTCGTCGAACGGGTCGTCGTTGGTGTCGTCGCTCATGGTGTTGGTGTCATCGGCGGACTTCGAGCCGCCGTCGTCATCGGCCGGCGTGTCGCCACCGGCAGCGTCCTTGTCAGCCTGTGCGTCATCGGCGTCGTCGCGGCCGGCTTCCTTCGCACCAGAGCCGATACCAGTGACCGCGTCGATGAACGTCTTCGCGGCCTCGGTGATCCGGCCTTTCGTCCCTGGCTCGCCCGATCCTTCGACCTCGACCGCGCGGTTGAGGTGCTCCCACAGCCGCTCGGCCTCGTCCTCGGTGTGGCCTCGAGCCAGGGCCTCCTCGACGAAGCCGTCCGGGTCGCCGAGGTAGTCGCCGAGCCGCTTCCGAGCGGCCGCGGCTGCCTTTGTGTCGAGGATCATCGCGTCCGGCACCGCAGGGAGGTCGACGCCCGACACCTCCTGGATGATGCCGTCGACCAGCTCGTAGATGAGCTCATCAGCGACCTCGTCCGGGATGTCGACGTCGTCGACGTCCTCCGGCTCGTAGGGGCCGTCCCACTGGGCGCTCACCGCACCGATGGAGTACCCCGCGATGATCCGATCTTCGATCAGGCCCCACAGGCCGTCGTCGTTGATGGCCCACTCCTGGACCCACGCGCCGGCCTCGACGGTCTCACCGCCGATCTCCTCAGCCTCGTCGAGGACTTCGTTGCGCTCGAGGTCCATCCACTCGCTCGGGAAGACGGCATGCATGATGCCGCCGTCAGCCTCGCCAGCCTCGTAGAAGGTGCCGAACTGGTCCGCGAACGAGCGGATGGTCTCCTCGCGGACGAAGTCGTTCTGGAGGTCGACCTTGTCCGGAACCATCACGATCCCGGCGGCGACCTGCTCGTCGTCGTCCTTCGTGACGAAGTCGACGCGCTTCTGGACGACGCTTTGATTCTCCTTTTTCAGGGGCGGCACGGTTCAGCCCTCGTCATCGTCGGCGGCGTCAGCGTCGGCGTCCTTGTCGAGCTCCTTGGCACGACCGGTGTCGAGGACGCCGCGCTTCTCGCCGCGCTCTGTGTCTTTGTTGCTCATGGTCTCGTAGAATCGCACCCGGTCGTGCCTCGCACAAGGGAGTCGGGCGCTCCCTGGGTCATCGGCAGATCGGCTACTTCAACGCAGGCAGTTCGTCAGTCGGGCGTTCCCGACCGCAACCTGGGCAGTAGGCTAAGATCGGGGACGCACCTAACCTCTTCCGCGCGTATCCTGAGAGGTCGTTTTCGCATACTAAGCACGTTTCTTTTAGTAGATGAGAATTTGGCCGATCTTCGAGGACTGCCTCAACGCAGTTATCGAGTTCATCCAGCGAGATATCGCCCGCTGTATATTTGTTCTGTAGCCGGTCGATCAGCAGCTCCTCTTTCGATGGTCTTGAACCCGTGAAGAACATCATCTGACCCTCCTAGATGTCGCTCGGGATGTCGTCCGGGACCTCACCCGGATCGGGCGTCGGCCCCTCCGGCAGCCGCTCGTGGTTGTTGGTGATCTCCAGATACGGATACTCCAGCCGGATGTTGTCGTAGTGGTACGACCCCGCCGACCCCGCGTTGACGAGCTCGTTCCACACGCTCGGCGGGACGTCGACGTAGACGTACAGCGAGTTCTGGCCGTCCGGCCGCTGGAACGAGAGGTAGAGCTCGCCGGCGCCGAAGTCGTAGAGCCCCTCGTCAAGGTTCGAGCTGTTGAACGTCGTCTGCTCGATCGGGTCCTTCTCGACGTCGATGTTGAGCGACTTCCGCTCGCCGATCTTGTTCTCCGGCGGCGGGGCAGCCTTCGACCGCGTCAGCATCTCCTCGACGTCGTCGTCCTCGCCGCCGACACCGTCGTCAGAGAACTCCGCCTCGAACTCCTGGAGCGTCATGCCGCCGAGGTCCTCGTCCTCGAACGGCTCCAGGCCCAGCTCCTCGCGCGCCTCGTTGACCGTGCCGACGCCGGCGAGTCGCATCGCCCGGACGCGCTGCTCGGCCATCCGCGCCTCCTCCTGCGGGTTGTTCCCGCCACGGAGCTCGAAGTCGATCGTCCAGTCGTCGACGCCGAGCGCCTGCTGGTGGATGATCGAGTAGAGCCGCGCCTCGAACTTCGACTGCTCCGGCGCGATGACATCGTTCGCGAACTCCTGGACCTGCGCCTCGGAGTTCGACCGGTTCGATGTCGACGTCACGTTGATGAGGATCGGCGGCACCTCGTGGACCTTCGCGATCTCGTGTTCGGCGCGCTCGCGGAACGCCTCGAACTCCATGTCGAGGTCCTCGCGCGATCCGATGGGCTCGAGCGTGATCTCGACGTCCGAGGGGTCGCCGTCCTGAAGCGGGTTGTCCTCCTCGAACTCGAAGTCCTCGACCTCGAGGATGGCCGTCCGATACCGGCTGCCCTTCAGGTTGTCCATCAGCTCGCGGAGCTCTTCTTTGGAGTCTTCGGTGAGCGTCCCGCCGGTCACCTTGATCGCGTAGTACGGGATGCCGAGGTTCTCGAAGATGTCGTGATTCCACTCTTTCGCGGCCTGGTCGGCCCCCATCGTCTGCATGGCAGCGACCCAGTCGGGGATCCCGTAGTACAGCGAGAGCGGCGACGGGTTCGGGATGAATATGAGCTCGTTCGCCGGCCCATTCGGGAGGTCGCCGGCGTCGCTCGCGGTCTCGCCAGTCTCCTTGTCGACGAACGTCGGATCGTCGCCGTAGCGGTCGCCCGCTTCGCCGAAGTACCGACGTCGACCCTGGCGGATCTGGACGTAGCCGTGACCACTCTCGATGATGTCGTCGCCGTCCTCGCGCTCCTGGACGGTTGTCTTCCGGACGCGGACGGTTGCGGACGGGACGTGTGCCAGCCCGATCGGCGTGCCGTCGCCCTCGACGAGGATCTCAAGGCTGGCCCAGCCGATGCCGTGGTAGTCCTGTCGGCCGAGTTCGAGGACCTCTTCGGGCGTCGACATCGCCGTGCCCTCCGGCCCGATCTGCCACCGTGAGTCGGAACCGTACCAGAAATCGCGGACGTCTTGGTGCTGTGTGCCCTCGCCCGTGTCCGGCTCGTCGGCACTCGGATGCGGAACGATGTCGAAGCCGTAGCCGGCCTCGTAGCGTGCCTTCTTGCGGATACACGCCTGATGCGTTTCGTTCAGCTCCTGAAAGGCCGCCAGCGTCTCGGGGTTGTACGGCGGCTGGATGCCCCGACCGACGTCGGTGGCGATGTGGCGCTCGTCCAGCTGCGTCGTCTCTTCGGCCTTGGCCATCGTCGACTGGTTATCCAGTGTATCGACGGATAGCGTCACGTTGCCGTCATCAGTATCGTCGGTCATGATCTAGAGGTAGCTCACTCCGTTGGTGGCGTCGTCATCGTCGTCGGCGGTGTCGGCGTCGCGCTCCCGGCCGTACTCGAACCGGCGCAGCCCCTGCTCGGCCATGTACCACGCCGCGATCAGGTCCGGCGTGTGGCCCTGGAGCTTGCCGTCGTCGAGCTCAAGCGAGAGCGCCGCCTGGATCCAGTCCTCGGTGGCGTCGTGGCCTCGGTAGAACTGGATGCCGCCCGACTCGACGAGCGTCCGCAGTCGCGGGATGCCGTTCTCCCAGCTGTGCTTCGACGACGTCGTCGACAGGCCAGTCACCTTCGAGCGCAGTGCCGGCGAGAACTCGATGGCGTCCTCGACGATGTACTGCTGCATCCCGTTGTCCTCGATGACGATCAGCGCAGGGTCGTACCGCCGGTCGTACTCCTGGAGCTGGGCCTTGATACCCGACGGCGACATCCCCTGCTCGGCGTGGGCGTCCAGGAGCACGCGCTCGCCCGACCGCCGGAGCAGCTGGACCACGAACGCCGCGTCGTCGCCGGTGGGTGACATCGCCGGGTCGTGCCCGACGACGATCGCCTCGCCGCTGCCCGCGCGGTACTTCGCCGGCGGCGACCGGTCGCGGATGGAGCAGCCACCCTGGTCGACGTCGCGGTTGACGGCGTCGGCGTCGACGAGGTTGCCAGAGGCGCCGATGAACGTGAGGCAGTACTCCCGCCAGAAGCGGAAGTCGGCCATCTCGTCGCGCTTGTCTGCGAGCCACGCCGGACCTCGGGCGCCTGGCCACAGAACGTGGACTGTTTGGTCAGGGTTCCACGGGTCGGTGACCTCGGTGTAGTACTTCTCGGGCGGCCGGCGCTCCTCGAGGTCGTCGTCGGTCGCGTTGCCCTGCTCCCAGTACTCGAGGATCGCGGGGAACTCCGCAGCGGTGTACGCCGGCATCGACCGGTAGTGCTGGTACTGGTCGTCGGTGCGCTTCCGCGTCCCGATGAGCACGGTCCGGCCGTCGTCCTTCACGCCGGGGACGGCCGACCCCTCGATCCACTCGCGGACGTCTTCGGGGTTGCCGTCTCCGCGCGCCTTGATCAGGTCGTCGAGAACGAGCAGGTGCGCGCGGTCGCCGTCGATCCCGCCGTCGAGCCACGTCGCGACGAGCGTCGACCCGTTGCCGAACTCCTTCAGGTCGATCGTGTCGGCCCGCCGCTGGTCCTCCTGGAGGTTGGTGAGCCACGGGTTCCGCTCGACGAACCGGTTGAGTTCGAGGTCCGTCTTCTTCTTCGTCATCCCCTTGTTGTTCATCGCCCAGATGACGCGGAAGCCGTCGTCGTACTCCAGGCGGAGGAGGATGTAGCAGAGGACGGTCGTCGTCTTCAGCCCGTCTCGGTGGCAGTTGAGCACGAGCTTCCGCTCGTCGTCCAGGAGGCGCAGCCACTCGCCGTGGTGATCGCCGAGCTGGTAGTACCCGTCGCGCTCGTCGCGCATGTAGCCACGGCAGAGCTCGTTCGCGGCGTCGAGGATGGTCGCCGGCGTCTCGGGATCCCACGGGTTGAGGAGGTCTCGCTTCCCACCGAGGTCCTCGCCCGTTGCGACGTCGGCGATCTGCTGGTCGACACTCATGCGGACTCACGCTCCTGAAGTTCGCGGATGGCCTCGAGGGCGATCTCCTTCTCGTCGTCGCCGAGCTCGTGGGTCGTCGTCTGGTCGACGTCCGCCTCGACCTCTCGGCGTTCCGTCTTCTTGTAGTCGAAGCTCGAGGCGAGAAGGAACTTCGCCATCGACGTGTCGACGTCGTCGTCGCGGAGGCCGCCCTCGATGAGCTCCGACTCGCCTCGTGCGCGAGCGCGCTCGAAGCTGACCCGGAAATCGTCGTGGGTGTCGAGGTAGCGCTGGAGTTGTGAGAGGCTCACGCCGGCAGCCCGAGCACACCCACGGATGGACATCCCGGTCTCGGCGGCCTCGAGGACGTCGTCATGGTCGTCCTCGTCGAGCTCGAACTCACGCCCCTTCGAGACGCCGTCATCGTCGTTGAGGATCGCCTTCGCGGAGGACTCGCCCAGCATGTGGACGGCAGCGAGCTCGTCGACGGTCGCGGCCTGGACATCGGCGACGGTCTCGAAGCCGGCGTCGCGCAGCTGCTCCGCTATCACATCGCCGACGCCGTCGATCTCGGTGAGGTCCTCAGTCATGGTGTCGTACAGATCAGGCAGTCAGGGTCGTCACACTGCTCGCGATGGCTCGGGATGTCCTCGGCGATCTCTTCGATACAGTCCATGCACTTGTCGCGGTACCGGCCGCCAGGGTTCGTCTCCTGGAGCTCGTCACCACACTCCTCGCAGCTCGGCATCAGTCCTCGCCATCTGCGGTTTGGACTTCACTGTACGCCTGGAGGAGCGCGGCGTAGTCGAGCAGCTCCACACCGTTGTACGCGCCGAGGATGGAGAGGCCGAAGCCGCCGAGGAAGGTCGGGTCACCGCCTCGGAAGATCGAGTAGAGGACGATGGTGATCACGCCGAGGTTGACGATGATCGCCCGGATGATCTTCAGCTTCTTGAGCATCGGCAGCGACTCACCATCCTCCGCGAGCGTCTGCTTGTACTCGTCGACGACGTCGTCCCGGCAGTACCACGGACGGGTAGGTGCTGGGACGCTCATGAGACATCAGCGAGAGGCTGGTGATCGCAAGGGTTCGCGGAGTTCGGACAACCACACTCCGGGCAACGGTCGTCGGTGTCTGTCTGGGAAGTCATGGTCAGCAGTAGTCGCGGAGGTCGAGCGGGTCGTCCATCGCGAGCCACGACCGCGTCGAGGTGCCGTCGTAGAACGCGAGGCGGTCGGGAACCGTATCGGTGCCGTCGATGGCTATCACGGAGACGGACGGCGTGTCGAACTGCCTCGAGGCAGTCGGGTTCTGGTGCATCATGTGGACTGGAAGGCGCGGTCGTCGATCGGGTAGAAGCCGGTCATCCCCGCGTCGCTCACGCCGTGACACGAGGCGATCGACTGGAACCTCGAGGGCACGCCGACGCCGAGGCGCTCGACGAACTCGCCGCTCGGCTTCGGGCTGCCGGTCGTCACGATCGGTGGACCGTCCCAGGGGATCATCCCGGAGACGTGGTGGTGGCCGATGTACGCGAGGTCGAACTCGTGGTCCATCAGCGTCGAGAGCCACTCTTTGAGTCGCGCCGACGTCGACGCCTGCGGATCGCGGTCCTGCCCGTGGCGGAGATGGCCGGTGAGCTTCCCGCCGCGGAGATCGAAGTTGCGGTAGGCACGCGCCTCGCCGATCTTCATCGCGACGTTCTCGAACTCGTCGTGTCGCCGACGGAGTGCCGCGATCGTGTTCCGGAGGTTCTTGTAGGTGATCAGGTCGGCGTTCGCCTGCTTCGAGGTGCCGTCCGCTCGGATGTCGCCGTGGTTGCCGATCTGGCAGACGACTTCCACGCTCCCGAAGCGCTCAGCATAGGCATCCACCAGTCGGAGCAGCGGGTCATGGAGCAGGTCGATCTGCTCGTCCATGTACGCCTGGACATCGCCGTTCGCGAGCTGGCCCTCGTAGATTCCCTCGCCGGTGACTAGGTCGCCGCCGAGCAGGACGTATGCCGTGTCGTAGGTAGCGTCGTGGACATCCGCGAGGTGGAGTGATCGACGCGTCGCGTAGTCGATGACGTCTGGGATGATGTCGGGCTCGTAGACGACCGTCCCATCGTCTTGACGGACGTAATCGCCGGCGTGGACGTCCGTCAGGTGGAGCACCCAGTCCTCGTTGTCCGGGTGCGTGTCGTACTGCGTCGTCGACGGGACATCGTCGAGACCCTTGTACTCGCGGACGAGCTCGTTGTGTCGCTGCTCCCACCAGCGGTTCGCTTTCCGGGTGCGGGTTCCGATGTGCTCACTCGAGCGGAGCGTCGAGTCGCCCTCGATAGCGACGTGGTCAGCAGACTCGTCGACGTAGACCTGCCAACCGCGTTCGCGGAGATCGCGGAGTCGCTGCGTGATGACGCCAGGACGGTCGTCGAGTTGGTCGGCGAGCGTGTCGATGTCGTCGACGCCGGTCTGGAGCTCCCGAGCGATGACGCGCTCGTCGTCGTTAAGGTCCGACGGGTCGGGATCGACGTCGGCAACCGGCGTGTCCGAGAGGTCCGGAAACCTGGTGTCCTCCTGATCGTCTTCGTTGACAGTCGCCTGCCACCCCGGTGAGCCGTCGACGTACCACTCGGTCGTCTCGCGGTCGTACTCCAGGGGGACGCCCTTGTTCTTGAGCGCGTTTCGGTGCGACTCGACTGTCGTCGGCGCGACGTCGAACGCCTCGGCGATCTCCGACGTCGTCGCCGGAAGCATCGTGAGGAGTTCGCGCTGGCGGTCAGTGAACTCGGGTGTATCGTCCATCTAGAGTGGAAACGGAGGGGTTGTCAGTGCGTCGCGAAGGCCGCGCGGGGGATCGAACCCCGGACAGGGTAGCCCCGTCTCAGGCTTGGGTTTCGCCTGAGCCCATAGGGGCGTCTGTCACCTCACCAGAGGCGCGGCAAGGCGGCCGGACTCGATTGGTTTGACAGCATGTCAGATCCGGACGGAATGGTCACGACTCCCCGCCGTAGGGGGGTGCCGGCCGCTCGTGTGTCTCAACACTCCCTCGGGTGGACCTGGCCTCGCAGAGAAAAGCCACGAGAACCACACCCTCAGGAGATGGATCGACTCGGATTCGAACCGAGGCACGCGACCGTTTCAGGGTCGTGCTCTCCCACTGAGCTATCGATCCAACCGCTCTGCGTTCGACTCCTCGACGCGGTACGTCTGCCCGTCGACGTCGACGACCAGGAGGCCGTCCGGCCCGGAGACGTCGGCGGCGGCGAGATAGTCCACGACCCGCCCGACAAGCTCGCGACCGGCGAAGTCGAACGCGACCTGGTCATACTGGCTCGTGCTCATGCTGGTACCTCGCGCCGGGCGTCGGTCCGGTCGGCATCGGTCCGGGTGATGGCCTTAGTGATCGCGGCCTCGGTCGCCTCGCCGAGGCAGTCGTCGACGTGCTCGCCGTCGCGACGGCGCTCCAGCGCCTCCCGAGCGAGCGTCTGCCGGTCGAGCGTGACGCCTTTCTCCTCGAGCGTGCGGATGGTCGCCTTGAGCAGCTCGCGGAACCGCGGCATGGAGAGCTCGCGCTCCGGGCACGGCGTCGCCTTGGGATCGTCGACGCCCTCGAGCCAGCCGAGCGCCGTCGCGACCGCGTGGGTGTCGGTCCGGTGGTCGTCCCAGTAGCGGTCCCAGGGCGACTCCGTCCCGCATTTGGAGCAGAACGTCCCCTGCTGGTCGCCGACCGAGTCGGCGGGCCCGTAGTCGACCACGGTGTGGTCGCGATGGCGCTCGTGATGCGTCTCGTACTCGCGAGTGATCCCGCCGCGTGTCGGGTCCTGCCGCTCGACGCGGACGATGCGGTGGCAGCTCAAGCACACGTCCGACGCGTCGAGGACGTGCTCGTGGTAGGCGGGTTGCTCAGGCATCGTGTTGTAGGTGAGGTCTCCGAACGTAGCGTTGGCAGTGGGGGCACCACTCCGTCCGCTCGCCGGCCTGGTTGTGATCGTGAAAGCTACTCATGTTCGCGCAAAGCGCAAAAGGGTCCAGGGCGACCGTCTCTCCGGCCCTGTCGTTCCGACCCCCGCGGGCGAGGCGTGGGGTCGCCCGTCGCCGGGCTGTCGTCACCCGATCGTTGCTTGGCCCAACGCTTATATCGACCGTACTGTGTCATTATGACATCCCGGCGATCGTCCATTCTGAGGCCGGTGGGTCGGTGTGGCGTGGCGAGCACGTGACGAGCCCTTCGTCGTGGAGTTTTCGGAGCGCACGGTGGACTGACTTCCGCGGGCGGACTGTCTCGTACGCGATCTGTCGGAGCGTCCGTGGACCGCCCTCGTTGCGGAGGTGGAGGTACACGACGGTCGCCGTCGGCGGGAGCTCGGCGAGGTGTTCACGCGTCGAGCGAGGGAGATCGGCGACGTCGACGGTCTCACTCATCCCTCGACCACCTCGTGGCCGCAGGTGAGACAGCGCGAGTGTCGGTGTTCGCGGGCGACGGCCGGGGCGAGCGGTCTTATCTCGGCGTCGACGCTGGTTGCTAGGCAGCTCCGGTCGGCGTGGAGGCGGACACCATCCGGAGAGCTCGACACGTACCACTCGTCGACGGCGTCGTAAGCGATCGGCTCGGTGTCGATCGCGCCGAACTGCTTGCCGCAGCCGTGGCACTGCCAGCGGTAGTACGGGCCCTGCGCCCCCGAGACGAGGATGTCGGTCTGACAGGTCGGGCAGGACTCAGTCATCGCTAGCCTCCGTGGTGTCGCTCGCGAACGCCATCCCGACGATGAACACGATGTACAACGTGACGCCGAAGAGCGCCATCCCAGGGTCGATGAGTGCGAGGAGCGCCCCGAGAGAGTACGCCACCACGTACGGCATCCCAGGGACGATCGTTGCGTCGTTACTCATCGCTAGCCTCCGAGCGCTTGATGTTGAGCAGGCGACGGGCCTCCTCGCGAGGGATGCGCCACTTCTTCGCGAGGTACGCGACCTTGCGCTCGGTCTCACTCGGCACGAGCCACCACCTCGGCTCGGAGATCCGGATGGACGTCGTCAGGGTCTGGATCCCAGGCGACTCGCCCGGTCCCGTGACACTCCGGACAGCGGGTGTCACGCCCGTTCATCGCACGCTGGACGTCGCAGATCGTCCCGTAGACCCAGCCGCGTCCGTCGCAGTGTTCACAACGGATGCCGTCCATCAGTTTGGACAGCTGGATCTCCTTCTCGCAACTCTCGCAGAGGCTACTGTCCCGTTCCAGTGGGTACTCGTCTCCGCACCGCGAGCAGTGAATGTCCCAGCGATCAACGTCGTCTCCGGATCGATCAGTCACGCTGAACCACCTGCCCACTTGTTGAGCGTGTGCTGGTTCTCAGGCTCGGGGACAGCGAACTCCATCTTGTCCTCAGTGTCAATCTGATGGACGTCGGCGAGATGCCAGCCGAAAGCGTTCCCCGACGGGAAGCGCTCGTCGCAGAGAGTACACCTCGCCGGTTCGGAGATGTCGATTACGACAGGTTCCGGTTCGCCGAGCTGCTCGCGTCGGACGTAAGACCACCCAGCGAACTGCGGGTGTCCGTCGATAGCGTTGACGAGACGATCTCGAAGTACTTCATCAATCTGGTAGAGACCCCGCTTCCACTGGTCGAGGTTCTCGGAGTAGCTGACGTGTTCGAGACGGCCGTGCGGGCCGTGGAACAGGTAGTCATCCTTACTGCCCCACTCGTCGATGATCCGAACGCCGAGCCCGACAGAGAGATTCGCGAGCACGACGTCGGCGAGATGATCAACCCCATCGGCGGATCCATCGTCGCTCATCGGCTCGCCCCCACGACCGCACCGCGCTGTGACGACCACGGCCGCTCCTCGCCATCTTCGTCCAGGAGCACCGCCACGGACTCGGCGTTGCGCTCGGCAGCGCGCTCGCGACGCTCCTCCGGCGAGAGCCCGGCCTGCGGGATGCCCTCGCCCTCCTCCTGGAGCGTCTCCTCGCGCGCCTCGAGGGCGTCGACGACCTGGTCGCGAGGTTCGCGATCGTGCTCGCGGGCGAGCCACCGCTCGACGGCGAGCCAGTACCGGCACAACGCGATCGTCTCGAGCCCGCGGATCCGTGCGAGCATCAGCTTCCCGGTCGTGCCGTCGCCGGCGTCGACGTGGAGCTCGTCGACGAGGAACCGCGCCGGATTCTCTGCGTGTTCCGCTGCGGACTCCGGCATCGGGTTCGGGATCGCGTCGCCCGTCTGGGCGGGCTGGGTGTCGGCGGGCATCTACGACCACCTCAGCGACCCCTCGCCATCGGGGTGGTACACCTCGCCCTCTCGGTCGAGTTTGTCGAGTTCGTCGGCTGCCGTCGACCGGTCCATCCCGGACTCCTCGGCCGCGTCGAGCACCTCATACCGGCGCGCAGCCTCTCCTGGCGTACACTGCTCGTTGATGATCTCCTTGAGGCGCTGGATGCGCTGCTTCTGTGACTGCGGCGTCCCCTTGCCAGTGCGCTCGGCGTCGAACTTCCCGGTCTCGGGGTCGTAGGCGAGCCCGACGACGTTCTTGGTGATCCGGATCGCGCGCTCGACGTGACGCGCGTCGACGGTCTCGGAGAGCTCTGCGCGGGCGAACCCGACCGACAGGCGGATGCCGGCCTCGAGGCGGCGGGGCGTCGCCGGGACCGGGTCGTTCGCGCCGTCGTTGAGCGACCGGACGTCGATGTACGACTCCTTCAGCATCTCCTTTGCCTCGGGCGTCAGCGTCGGGAACACGTGCTCACGAGCGTACACGAGCATCGCCCGGAACGTCTCCTTCGCGACCGGCGGGTCGATCGCCGTCTCTTCCGGCACGTCGATGTCGACGCCGCGGTTCTCGAGCTCCTGGCGGCTCGCGTCGTCCCACGTGTCCAGGACGTGGTCGGCGAGCTTCGCGTCCGTCTCCGGATCGGGGATGTCCTGGACGGCCAACAGGACGTCCATCCGGTCGATGAGCGCGTCGTCGAGGTCGATCTGGTCGGCCATCGGCTCCATCCGGTCGAACCGCCCGTGGACGGGGTTGCCCGACGCGAGCAGTGCCGTCCGCGTCGGGAGGTCGGCCGTGATGCCGGCCTTGTCCACCTTCACCATCTGGTCGCCCTCGAGGGCGTCGTGCATCGACTTCGTCTTCTCGTCGACGACATCGTCCACCTCGTCGATGATACAGTGGCCGCCGTTCGCCCGCGGGAGGATCCCTGGCGAGAGCGTCCACTCGGTCGTGCCGGCGAACTCCTCCTGGACGGCCGCGGCCGTGAGGCCGATCTTCGAGAGCCCAGTACCGGAGCGAAACTCCGACTTCGGCGCGATCTCGTTGAGTCGGCTGAGGATGGTCGACTTCCCGCGGCCAGGGTCACCGATCAGCCCGAAGTGAAGGTCACCCCGATAGCTCCCGAGCTCGTTGTCGATGCGGTAGGCGTTGAACAACCACGCGACCGACGCCTCGAACACGATGTCGAGCTCCTCGTCCGCGAGGATCTGCGGCGCGATGCTGTCGGCCAGCTGGTCGACGCAGTCATCCTGCTCGGCGAGCGTCTCGAACGCCTCGCGATGGGCGTCGACGTCGACATCGTCGTAGTCGTCGCTCTCGAACGCGATGGCGTGGGCATCGATCCACGTCGTCGTCTCCGGGTCGGCGTTCCGGCCCGTGAGGTCCGACTCGTTGACACGGAGCTTCCCGAGGATGACCGCCTGCTCGCCACTCCGGTCGGGGAGGCCGTTCTCCCCGCCGTAGTCACAGAGGTCGTCCTCGACGAACACCGGGATCGACTCGCCCTCGACATCGGGGCGCTCGCCCGGAAGTTCAACGAGCTGGACCTTCCGCTGGTCGACGAACTCCGACTCGTCGACGTTGAGTCCCCAGGGACCCTGTCGCTCGCAGCCGGCACACTCGTGCGGCTCCTGAACCTGGTTGCGCCCCTGTGGGATGTACGTCGGCGTCCCGCAGCGCTGGCACTCGTAGGCTGCCTCGACGAGTCGTGGCGCCGTCCCGGTGACCTTCGAGAGCTGCCCGCGGACCGCGACGTAGTCGCCGATGTCATCGGCTGGGTTGAGGTCCGGGATCGACCGCGTCTCGAGCGCATCCTCGGTGTCCGTCAGACGGACGTGAGCGTTCGCGAGTTCGACATCCGCCGGCAAATCGAAGAGCCGGAGCGCCTCCTCGGCGTACTCGCGGAGCTGCTCGGGGTCGCTCTGCCAGTCCTCGAGGAGCCCCCGGTCGTAGCGGTAGAGGTCGTCCGCCTCGATGTACAGCGACCGCTGCTCGCGCGGGTACCGCTGGGCGAGCTCGCCGATCTCGTCGCGGCAGTACGTCTGGTAGAACTCGAGGAACTGGTCGGTGAGCGTCGCCGTCTCGCCCTGGACGGTGGCGCTCATGCGTCACCTCCGTCCCCGGTGACGGCCTCGGCGATCGGTTGCTCGTTGCCGGCGCGGCGCTGCGTCTCGGCGTGCATCTGTTGCATGAAGTTCGTGTTCAGGAGGTCGCGCTCCTGGTCGGCGGCGCGATGCTTCAGGTCGTAGAGGACTTCCTCGTTCGACCGGCCGTGCTCGCCGCGGACGTCGTCGACCCGTGGGTGGGTCGCCCACACCTGCGGGAAGTCGCCTGCCTCCATCTCGTCGAGCAGCGTGTCGAGGGCGTCCTCGTAGCTGCCTTCCTCGTCGACCTTGTCCTCGCGAAGCTCACGGATCTCGTCCAGGTCGTCCTTCAGCCGGGCGACGCGATCGCGGTGCTCGCGAGCCTGCTCGAGTTCCTGCTCGAGCCGCTCTTCCTTCCGCCGGATCTTCCGGTCGATGACTGCGACCGAGTCGGCAGTGTTGACACCGAGCTCACGCTCGAGGGCGGAGATGACGACCTGCTTGTTCGTTCGATCGTCCTCGTCGACGAGGTACTTCAGCGATGGCGGGATCTCGACGTAGAGGGTCTCCGTCCCCTCAGCCTGGTTAGGCACGCCGACCACCTCCAAACCAAACCCGATCCCTATATTCTATACTTTTCCCTATATTATAGGGATAGTTGTTGTAACATAGGGAGACGTTAGACATGGCGGTACACCTCCGTGGCGTGAGCTGCTGGACTTGGAGCATCGGGATCGTGGTCGTGGACGTCGACGCGGCCGCAGCTGGCGCAGTCGACATCGACTTCGTCAGGGTACTCGTCCGTGCTGTACGTCCAGGAGAGGTACTGCGTCGCCCCACAGCAGCGGCTCGTGTAGGGTTTCGCGATGTCGTTGAGCCACTCCTTGTACGACTCCGCGAGTGGTGGCTCACACAT